AGTCTAAGAGTTTCTTTCATATAATTCCTCAAATGTTAAGCCAAAGGCTTCTAATTGTTTAACTGCAACTTGTTCTGTTGCAACCACGTCTGCTTTACCATACTCCTCAACTATTTCCAACGGAATATCATAAAAGGTCTTACCTTCTTTAAGATACGGAGAAACCAAGTCCGTCTCCTTTTGGGTAACGTTATACTTCTTTGCAAGAGCATCAAGCGATAAAGACCATCGTCTTGCTCTTGCTTTAATATACTCTGCAACCATCGTATCATATATTTCTCCCTCGTAAACAAATCCACATGCACGCAACCAAGTCAAATCAAATTTTATATTTTGACCTACAAGAACGTCTGCCTTGTCAAGATCATTTTGTATCTTTTCAGTAGTAGTTGACTCGTACCAGTTCTCTTTATCTTTGTGATAGTAAAACTCGTAGTTAATATTATCGTTTAAAAGCCACTTCCAACCCACTGATACCAAACGATTATTAAAGTAGGGCAACGCAGTAGTACCGCCCGATACTTTTTGTTTGTGTGTTGTCTCCACATCAAGTGTTAAAATATTCATTTTTTTAATTCTTCCATTGAGCAGTGAAAACAACACAACTTATGTTTAATCCAAAACATTTTTGTAAAAATAAATTTCTGCCAACATATTTCACATTTTTCTTCGTGTTCATACTTATACATTAATAATACACCCCTTTCTGAACGTCTATCTGTACATTAATCATTCCGTGCCACCCATTTACTTTATTTTTAGAAATACAAATGTGTCGCACAACATTGTCAATTTCACTTGACCCCGTCTTGCCTATGCCTATAATAACATCAGCTTCTCCTGCCTTACCTGTTCTGGAATTGTCAAGCATAGAATAGTCAATAAACTGTCTGTCGTGAGCATCATAACTTGCTTGGCTTACTGCCCAAACTAAACATTCATTTCTCTTAGCTATCTCTCTTGCAATTACATATATTTCTTTTAATCGTTCGTCTCCCCGATTGTAAACACCTTGTATACGAAACTTGTCAAGCTGATCACAAAACATAATGTCTGGTTTGTTTAGCTTAGCGTATTCGTCAACCTCTTCTATTGAAGTGCCAACCGAATCCATAATAACCAAGTATGGTTCTATTTCTTTTCTGTATCTATCTAACAAATTAAACCTTTGCTCAACCATTTCATCTTTGGTTAACTCAAAGTAAGATTGTATAATTCGTAACTTAATTCGTGTTGCGGGTTCTTCGTTTGCCCAGTACACTATCTGAAAACCTTGCTTTATATACGACGCAGCCAAAAAACAACAAAAGGTAGTTTTACCTACTTCAGGTCGTGCAAATATAATTCCTAAGTTTCCCTTATCTAATCCCTTGATGTGTTCGTTAATCAAATGAAACCTAAATGGAAAATCATTGTCTCCCGCTTCTTCTGTCAGCAACTCATCTAAGTTTTTGTCAACGACAGTATACGTTGTCTTGTCTCCTATCCTGCCGTCTTCAACTGATTCAATAAGTTTCTTTAACTCACCAAACTCTTCACTTTCTCCCGTAAAGATGTCAAG